TTAATAACCATCCGATCCCACGGCGTGGGGCATGGATGGGGCAAAATCACTCAATTTCTGGTTGAGGATGAGTACCTGGTCCTGGTTATTTTCAGCCATCCAGGATCCGTACACCCGGTAAACCATTTGCGCGTCGGTGTGACCCATTTGCTTCGCGATGAAGTTCGGGTTTGCACCGGCAGCTAACGACCAGCATGCATACGTATGTCGGGACTGGTATGCTCTGCGATAGCGAATCCCGGCGCGTCGCATTGCGGCTTCCCACGACTGGTTAATCGACCCCACTGCGTAATGATGCCCGGCACGGCCATTACGTGATGCGATCTGCGGGTTGAACACGAACGTGCACGGATGCACATCAGTACGGCCATACTCGCGCAGTTTCACCTCAACCTGATACTGCTTACCTAGGCGTGTTAGTTCTGCCTGGCTCTTCAGTACGTCGATAGCTGGCTGAATGAGGTTGATGATGCGGTCCGTTCCGGCCTCCGTCTTCGGAAGGGTGAACTCCTTCGTTAACGTGTGGTTCCGGCGGATCATCATCGTACCCGCTTTCAGGTCGATATCTTCCCAGGCCAGCGAAACGAGTTCGCCGTGGCGCACGCCGGTGTAGACGGCAAGAGACCACATGTTTTTCAGTTGCTGGTGGGCGCAGGCGTTAATCATCCTGACAAACTCATCGCGCGTCAGCGGGTCCGGTTCGCAGCGAGACCGCTTAAGCATGGCGATTCCGGTAAACGGATTCACCCGGACATATCCACTATCGGCGGCAAACTTAAACATGCCCCCCATAATCTTCATGTAGTTGTTGACCGTTCTTACGGAACGACCTTTAATCGGCGTTTTCTGTCCCGCCTTCAGGGTGTGATAACCGGTCAGCAATTCCTTTCTGATAAACAGCAGATCTTCCTGCGTCACCGCAGATACCAGCCTGTCACCGCCGATCCTTGGCACCATGTTGCGCGCTATAGATGAATAGCGAGACATCGCGTTGGTGCTGATCTCCATGCGCTTCAGTTCAAGCCACTTATTCGCCAACCCCAGCACGGTGATTTCCTTACTCTCTACGCCAAATCTTTTCAGGTTAGGTGAGTCAGGGAATTGGGCCGCATAGTTGAAGTTGCCAGTTTTAATCGAAAAACACACCGACGCGCGCAACTCGCCAGCGACCTTTCTGTTTTTTGGTGTATCGGGCACGCCGAGGCTTTCACGAACCCGGCTGCCTTTATAGATGAACCATATGCGGAGCGTACCGCCATGGTTCTCCACGCCTGTTGGGTATGCTGACTTAGCCATTATTCCCTCCTGACGTCCAAGAGCCCGCTAAGCATAAACGGATCTTCATTGGCGCGCACCCGGCTGTTTCTTTGACATGCTCTCAACCCACTGGTCGACAGCCTTACGGTTGTACATGCATTCGCTGTTCTTCTTCGGTACGCCGTCCGGGGAGACATGCAGATATTCCCGTCCGACCATCCAGCATTTTTTGCGGGCCCGCTCGATAGTACCCGGGCGAAGGCCGGTAATCTCTACGAGCTTTTCTTCGGTTACCCAGTCGTTGGGCACAATTAAGGTCATTTCGCTCATGGGTGTCTCCAGGCAATAAAAAACCGCCACAATGGGCGGTTTATTTTCTAACTCTAAATTTCACCGTAACTGTTTTTTATAGAACTCTGATATAGATCGCATTTTTTCCAATGGTACGACATTCGAAAATTCTTTATTTTTCCCATCAATCTTTAAATCTTCAAATATTGAAGGGTGGAGGGAGTATACGAAGTATTCCTTGAAGTTAATTTTCTTCACATTGTTGGTATTTATAAAGAAATCATACTTCAGAAGATGTTTGTAGCGTTTATCAATTCTTTTAATATCTGCAATGGAAAGATAAAGCAAAGAAATTATTCTAAGTGTCTCTCCAATGTTTTCCTCTTTTAAAGGCACTTTATAATTATGTCTTACGACAATTGCATTACATTCATCTGCTTTTTTTGTGAGTGAGTCAATAATTTGCTTATCTAAAGCATCACTTCTATTTTGATAACCTACATAAGCATTGATTGCAGCGGCTATTGCTGCACAAGAGGCTGCAATAGCTGAGAAAGTAGCGGGCTCTAACATTGATCTTCTCTTTTTATGGATGAATATATGTAGTTTACTATAACCATTACCTTATATGAATGTAAGTACGCTTACAACTACTCATAAAGACATTAATATGATGTTTTTTTCAAGTTAGGGCTGCTTATCTTGTCACTTTCAAATCCCATGGTATAGCAGGGGTAGGATATTTTATCAGGATATCTAGCAATGATTACCCGATTGTACGTTGCGTTTAGGATGGAAAACGGTAATGATCTGTTCGTGCATCATTTCTTCAAGAGCACTGACTTGATCGATTATTCATTCATGTTCACACCCAGCTTACTTGTCACGTTGCGTATAACGGCGCTTATACGTAATGCTTGCAGGTGCCGATCGACGAAGCGGTAGGGATATGATTTCCCTTCCGCAGTGGCTATGCATTCTGATTCATTTAAAACATCTCGGACGTAAATCTTAATGAGATGGATTGGATTATCGCCGATTTTGTTGAGGACTAGACGATCCAGTTCTAAATATTTGCTCATTGCTCGGTTCCAAACCGCCCATTTAGGCGGCCAGTTTTAACGACAAACTCCAGGAGGCTAACTCCCAGAGCTTCAATTTTCTTGTGATGCTTGTTGATGATGGAAGGAACCGTTTCGTTCCAGTTAGGCTTTGGCTTCTTGCGCATCGCCTGCTGGATCTCTTCGGTGCAGCGGCGGCAGGCGGCGCGGATGGCGTTGTCTTTTTCTGGTGTCATGCGACCTCCGTTTTCACAACATCGATGGCGCAGCCGGGTAACAATTCAACCGCGGCGGTGGAGCACTGGTTTCCCCAGTGGTGCCAGCCTGGCGCCGCGCTGCGGCTAAACAGTTCAATGCGCGGCACATCGCCGTAAAGAAGCTCCAGCCGGTGGCGCACTTCCCACGGCTTTTCGCTGTGCGCGCCGAGCGGGCTGTATACCACCTGCTTAATCCCGGCGTGCTTACGTTCCAGCCCGGCGCCGCGGGTGGCAATCAGCAAGTCCTCAGTGTTGGCTCGTGTGTGGTTGCCTCCATTCATGCGCGTCTCGGCGTTAAGCAGATCGAGGAAGTCGTAAAAGTCGGTGACTTTACCCTCGGTAAGCGCCTTATTAATGCGTAGCTCGGCATTCTGGTTCAGCTTCACCCAGGTAAAGCCCTTCATCGTGCGAACGGTAAATCCCCAGGCCTCGGCCAGCTCGATAGCTTCCTGGTTATGCGTGCCGGTGTACCACATCGCCAGCACCGCGTTTTCGGCGGCTAATTCCCACACTGGCAGGCGCTTGATGTCGATTAGCTTCATGGTGGAGTAGTGATCGGCAGCGGCGCCGTTGCTGATGGTGTTGCCGTAAGACCAGGGAGGATCTGCGTAGATAAGGGAGTATTTTACAGTCATTACGAAACCTCACTCACAGAGTCCATAACGGGACGAGCAAACTGATGCGTCCATGCTCGCTTTCACCAGGTCGTAAACCTTCCCCCCCCGACCGGTCTTGGCCCACTCGACGACTTCCGGAACGGACGGCGCGCCCATATTTCCGCGCGGGCCATAGAACCCTGACCAGTCAATGTTTTGAACATCCGGGTCAAGCCCATAAAGCAGGACATCTTTACCGAGATGTACCGGGTATTTCCTGCTGCGCTCGATGATTGCTGGTGCTGATTCTTCTTCGGAGAATCCGGCAAATTCCCTCCAGTTGACCTCTCTGAACCCAAGCTGTGAACGCATCCATGCCTGGCTCTCTGTGCCAACGCTCATCCAGTGAACCCAGCGAGAAACAAGGCGTACCTTATGCTCCCACTGGCGGTGCTTCTCAATGTGCTCTGGCCAGCGGGCGGCGGTTTCTGAAATTTCTTCTTTGTTGCACAGCACACAGTTCATGCAGCCGACGCGCGCAGCACCCTGGGTATACAAAGGGTTCGGGGCAACACCGAAATATTTATGAAGGGCAAATACATCTGCTGCTGTCCACTGGTGGATGGGAAGGAAGTTGTAGAGACATTCAGGGTCTCTCTGATCGGTGGAAAAGCGCTCGTATCCCGCACGCTTTGCCGATTCGTCACCTCGAACGCCAGACCACTGAACAACGACCTCTCCTTCATCTAACAAAGGCTTGATCGCAAAATCGAACGCAACCTGAATTTTCAACTCATCTGTGCAGAATCGGTTGCGCAGCATGGGGAACATCCCATGCAATAATGCAGCATCAAGGAAGCTGTTTCCGCTTGGATGGAGAACTGAAAGAGCCGCCTCCAGAGGTGTGCCAAATTCAATACCCCAGCGCTCTGCTGTTTTCTGCCATTCGCGGCCAAATGGAGTATCTGAGCGCGACAGCGAAGGCATAATTACGCCACGATAAGCCCCACTGCGTATCGCCTGGCGCTTGCTCCAGTTTTTTGTTAAGGATACACGGCGGGCATCAAATTCTTCCTGCGTATAAATCCGCTTCACCATCTGAACTGGTGAGCACCCGATTTGCTCATGAATGGTTTTGCCAAACTCAATTGTCAGCTCGTGTTCGTTGTCGGTATCGGCCATGACACCCTGCACCTTGTCGCCGAACAGCGCGTGGGCGATCGCCATGGTGGCAGTGGAATCTTTACCGGCAGAAAAGTTAACGATGATTTTGTGGTCTTCAGGGATCCTGAATTCAGCGACGTAACGCTGGTAAGCAGAATCGATTTCTTTAATCATCTGACTGATATCCGTCGGCACGATAATCATTGGCGCTTCGCTCATGCTGCCTCCTGTCTTTCCCGATATTCCTCAGCGAGTCGCTGCGCCTTTAATGGATTGCAGACCACTTCACCCCATGGCATTAGCCAGCCGTTACCAATGAAGGGAAGGCACAGTGTGCCAACCCTGATGTCGTCGTGAGCGTGAGTCATAGGATGGACTCCATTTCGTCGATGTAGAGGCCCTGAGCAATCAGGCGGCGACGGCGTGCGGCACGAGCTATGCACTCCTGCCGTCTGCCTTCCTGCGATTGCTCTATGGCGCGCCGGGTGAACAGCCGCGATTTACCCTGCGGCGTAATGACTTTTGGCTTCGTGACGAGGTCGAAAGTCCGGTCGCAGATGCCGTCCTCGTTGAGCCATTTCTCAGACTCAACGATCTGCGCTATCTGTCCTGAGCCGCGGGTAATGCCGTTGGCAACCCGGTTAAACTCGATGAGCGTTACGCCAAACTTCTCGGCGATTTCGCTACCGGTGACCGGGCGGCCGCGCGTCTGAATCATCCAGATAACGCGCTCACGGAGGCCAGAGAATTGCCCGGTTCGCCCGGGCCTGCGGTAGAAGGGTGTGCGTTTCATGCTGCACGCTCTGTGATTTTCTGAATTTCCGATTCCAGATCTGCAAGGAAGCTCTTAACCTCAGTCTCGATTTCGCGCGCCAGCTCTTCATCGAAATGAATTCGCTTCTTGAAATAGGCGAGGTCAGGCGGCAGGCGATCATCGAAACTAACGAAATCACACCATTTCCGCCCTGTGCACATCATCTGCGCATGCATTTGCAGCATGTACTGGCGCTTTGGCTCGCCAGTTTTCAGCGTTTCAAGATGGGTCCAGGTGTTGGGGCATTTGATTTCGATAAGCCCGTCATCGTTAACAAGTCCGTCCGGGCTGGCTGCGAATCCGGGTATGGATGGGTGATCGATGAGTCCAACTTCAGTGATTTCCGCATCGAACTCATTCAGCGCGTACATTTCGCGCGCCACTGGCTCAAGTTCAGTGCCGCGTATCATCGCGGCATTCGAAAACCCTTCCTCCAGCTTCCCGGTCAGCCGTTGGCAAATTAGCTCGGCCATATAGTTCTGGCGGCTTGTGGAGTAGCCCGACTTAGTCCGGGCCATGACATCAGCCAGGCGACTGGCAGTGACCTTGCCGCAGCGCGCAGCAAACCATTCAGGGGTGCGTTGCTCCATCATTCAGCCTCCGCATCTGCAACATGGACAGGTTCGGCGTTGTCTACAGCAAGACTCATGTCATACATGCGTCTCTTCTCAACTGCGCCTATCACCTGCTTCTCTTCAGCACTCAGCGCCACCCAGAACTCCTGATACTTAACGGTTCCAAGGCGCGCGGCGGACTCACCTTTTGCGATCAGATCCGGGCGACGGCTATCTGATTCATGGCCCGCATGAACCTCTGCCGTTGTTCCTTCAATCACTCGCTCTGCCTCGTCCTGGTCGAAGATGCCAGCGAAACCAAAGGCCAAGCGCGCGCACTGGATAAGCGTCTTGTGGCGAAGCATGCGGGTAGGATGGGACTGCCAGGGTTGAGTATTGCGTTTACACTCGCCCATGTACTCGGTGACGATAGTCGGGTGCTTGCGGTCTTTGCGGTAAATCTTGCAGGTGCACGCGCCTTCCTCTTTGTCGTAAGAGAACTCCATGCCGTCAAACTGAGGATGTTCGTTGATAATGCGAGCCCATCCATCAACGCCGACGACCGGTACAATCCCGCCTTTATCTGGGAATGCGTAAATCTCTTTGGTCCATGGGTTCAGGCCGTACTGGTTGGCGACGATCAGCAGGGCTGTAAACTGCTCGTCCGTAACGTTGCCACCTTTGAACGCTGTATTCTTCAGCGTATTCATCAGGTCTGTACCGGCATCCATGCCGAGGCGTGCGGCCAGTTTCCCAGCCATGGTGGAAAGTGCAGTACTCATTGTTAAATCCCTCAAAAATTAAAACGGGCAGCCGGTGCGGTGTTCCCACTCATAATCTGCCTGGGCGTAAGCAACTGCCGAAATGAAATCGTTGTAGGCCTCGCCAGCTTTATCGCTGCGAAGTCCTTCGTATGGGCTGGAGTCAATCGGGACCGTGAAGTGGAAGAGGCCGGACGGTTCTTTTGGCATCATGTCGATGATTTTCTGCGCCCGGTCGTCGATCCACTTCTCTTTCTCGTCGTCGAGCTGCTGCTCAGCCCAGCGCCGATCTTCGATGCGGTCGTAAGTGAGGTATGCGTTCATGGCTGAACTCCTGAAATTTGGATGTGCAGATGCCGCCCGCTTAATGCCAGGCCGATCGGTTGAATAGGTGGGTTGGTATCAGTGAATCATCGGCTCGCCGCGCTCATTCAGCAGCACAACAACGGAGTCACTTTTGATTATGGTTTTTTCGAAGATGTTGAAGGCGTACAGGCCCTTCTCAACGTTCGCAGAGGCGCGATAAGTTTTGCCGTGGTGTTGCAGCATTGTTCCCGGTAAAACCTCGCTACGTGGCACTGATGCGGTGCCGTAATGCATTCCAATCATACCTTCACCTCAACCTGTTCCAGGAGGCCAGCGATATGCATCTGCCAGCGGTTAAGCGTCAGCTTGTCGCGCGGTGCCGACACCGACGTCAGCTGCCACTCGTTATCGTTGAGCTTTTTGGCGGTGTACTGCTTGCCGTTGTGGGTGACTGTCATGACAGCTCTCCCTGCTTCAGGCTTTCCAGATAATCCCGCGGGTCGTCGAAATACTCGCTGTACCAGTCAACCCAGCGGTCTTTGAGTTCCATATCAGCCATTTCTTCATCGGTCAGGATTTCATCCCAGATTTGCAGTCCATTGGCGTTGCAGTAGTCAGGCTTGATGTTGTTTTCGTACTGGAAAATGTCGTAATCAGCCAGGGCATTCATCAGCCGAACGCCTTCTTCCACGCTCTGGACTTCAACGGTAAATGCCTTCATTGGTACTTGTGGGATGTGCCAAACTCGTAATTTGCTCATAATCATCTCCGCCCTTAAGCCGGGCCGCTGAACGTAAAAAGACTTCTGCGCTAATGGGCGGTGGATGGCCGCCGGTTGTCATAAATGGGCAGACTCGAAAATCTGCCTATGTATGGCCGATAAAAAACCCGCCGTAGCGGGTCATGACACCTTCTGTAGTGCTGATGTGCGTGGGTAGTAAAACTTCGGTTTCGCCGTCGACCCTTCCTTCGGATCAACCCGGACGGTGTATCGCTTTTGTTTTTTGTATTCCCACACTTCTGTAATCACACCAGTTTTTGTCTTCCAGCTGCCCGCGGCCTGACTTGACCACGTAACAACATCTCCTTTCTTAAAATCCATCGCCTTACCCTCTGTAGTTGGCGCTTGCACTTAATAAACTAAATAGTTATGTATTCTGGGAGCTCAGAACCTAAAGCTGTAACCTCATGAAATTTGGATAGGTCTAAAACAGGACGTTTAAGAATTAACCCTCCAGCATCTTCTTCAAGATACGAAACTGCGCGTTCTTTTCCGTCAATTAGTACCGTCATGAAATCTTCATTCTTCTCAGCCACACACACCTCGTTTATTTGACTTACCTCCAGCCCCTCGCAAAGAGCTGCTGGTAATTCGTTTAGCCATAATTGCCGCTCCTCCTGAGCCCGCCTATGGTCCGACGCATGGTTTACTGTCGCGCCGTTCGACTGACCGAATCTCCACTTCGCCGCTGGCTAACTTCGCTCAGCTGTCGATGTTTCGTTTCGATGGATTGAATATACAAAACGTATTCTTATCATGCAATACGAAATGTATAATTGGTGGGTGGTTTTGTGATAACAAATTGTATTCTAAGGTGATTTATTTTTTTAAATACCAGTGCTACGCTTAAAAAAACAGCAGGAGGGATGTGCATGGTTCTGGATGATGAGCGTATAAGCATGAAAATTCAGGCGATGGGGCGGGCGGTGATGGAATTGTCACTGGCTGATTTACCCATGACCCAGCAAAACATCATCGACAAGCTGAAGCAGTACCGGAAGGAAACAGGAAACGTGATAGGGAAGGGAGCTAACAGGGATGTTGCGGAGTTGGTGAGGAAGGGGCAATAAAAAAGCCCGCACGGGCGGGCAGGTAGTGTTGCGATAGTTATTGTTATCAGCTTCAGGCTGGATAGTTATCGGCAGAATGGGTGATGGCTTTATGGGTGGGCAATAAAAACCCGGCGCGGTGGCCGGGTTGATTCAGGATGCCCACACCTCTGCATCAGGAAGTTTTCCACTGGTTTGCCAGTGTTTAATGACTTTAAAGGCTGCACGAGAAAAATAAACATTCTTCACGTCATTCGGCATTTTGCAGTAGTAGTCAATCTTACCGCTTTGTTCGTTTACGCTGAACTCTCCACTGCCATTTTCATTAAAAAACACATAGTTAGATGTCTTTCCATCAGAGGATTTTTTTTGAATTTGAACATAAAAGCCCATATCATTCCTCCTTAAGATTCCATACAAAACCGGCTTCGATCGTTCTCTTGTGAGCTTCATTATAGGTGAGTCCATCTTTTTTTTCTATATGAGACTCATATTCCTCGTGCGCGAAAAACTCTACGTCAGAACTGATATGTAGGTTGCAGGCTAGTCTATCCCAAGCATTTACTATTTCCGGGTCTGCGTCGAGCCTGCCATAACGTTTAGTATTGTCCTGATACACTATCTCATGATCATCGAAGAAAATATGATTTTTCACCCTTTCAACTATGTCTTCAGTCTTTGAGAGAGTGTTACAGATTTTATTAATATCTGTAGTGTCATTCCTTATGCGTTCGTACTCAATTTCAGACCGTTCAATTGCCTCTAAATAGCACTCTGGAGAGGTGTTGATCGTCATCGATATGTGATTAGACTCCTCGTCACTACCAAGAAGCGAGGCTATTTCATTAAATGCGTTTTCAATAGGGTTTATCATATCGCACCCTTACTCGATGAATTCTGAGCAATCTATTCTTTTAAAGTTGATTGTTTGAAAAGCGAAATATCCATTTATTGTGAAAATAAAATGTGGAATGTAAACACCAACGCTTGTCAGATATGTCATTGAGATCACGAGTTTGTTTTTTGCCTCATTGAGGCTGGAGTTGCTAAGGGAGTGGGCGCTGTTTAGTTCTAAAATCTTGTCTTTAAAATCATCAATATTCACTTCTGGCTTAACTTGGAAGGACGTAAATATGCTTATAACGTCAGACCTTAGATAGACCGATGCAACGGTTCCTTCATGATTGATGACGATCCTGTTTTCAAAACTCTCAGTTTTAAAGCCTGCGTTTGCAAAAATCTCTTCGAGACGCTTTATTGTAATATCAGCATTAGATAGAATCTGGTCGTTAGACATTCTACAGTCCTTTTGTAAATGTTAAATGGCTAAATTTTTATACAAAATAATTGCTTTGAGAGACGGAATCTTCGCGTTCTGATGATGCAGTTATCGCACACTCTCCAAACATCTAAACCAGCCGCATCTTCGTCTCTACAGCAACACCGATAATTCGACAGTTACCATTCACCGCTACCAATGGCCACTGTGGATTTAAACCCTTCAGGTACTTCTGCCCACCATCGATCACTAACTTCTTAAATGTTGCCTCGTTCGAATCGGATAGCTTAGCTATAACCAGACTGCCATTTACCGCATCTCTACCGGTGTCGAAAAGTACATAGGTTCCTTCAGGTATGCTCAAGCCAGTAGGGGCTGTCATTGACTCGCCCTCAACGAGCAACCAGAACGCGTCACCCTGAATGTGAGCATTCGACTCAAGCCACAGATCTATATCTTTTAGGGTGTATGGCTCAACCGCTTCGCACCATGAACCAGCCTGGACACTGCTGATTACTGGATACTTGTTACCAGGATTGTAGGGGCCAGCGTACTTCACATCACCCTTAAGCGTGTCGTCAATGATCATACCGCCAGCTCCTACGGAGAAGTTCTTTTTGCCAAGGAACTGCAATATTTTTGCGATCTCGGAAAGGCTTGGCTCACGCCGAGCGTTCAGCCAATGACTTACCGCACCTTTAGTAATACCGAGGTGCTCCGCCAGCTGTTCCTGATTGATGCCCTGACTTTTCATCAGGGTCTTAGCTAAGTCGTACCATTTCATAGTCATACCCGAATGATACAAGTTGTATATATTTGCGCGAGCCACAATTCGTATATTTTACTTGCGAACAAAGAATACAAAACGTATATTTAAGTTGTTTAAAGGAGACCCGACATGAACAATATCCGAAAAATCCGCAGAAACATCGGTTTGACTCAGCGACAGATTGCCGAAGAGCTGAACCTGTCGACAGGTGCGGTTTGCCATTACGAAAAAAATAAACGCAGCTTAAGCCTTGAGCAGTGCCGGGCGATTGTTGCAGCTCTGAATAAGCATGGCGCTTCAGTAAGCGTTGATGACGTTTTTCCACCAATCAGCAACAACGCCGCCTAATTGGCGGCCCTAACCACGAAAGGGAAAGCAATGCATTCACTTGCGTATCAACACAATACCGGAATCCACCCGGGAGCGGTGATAAACCGCGCTCAACCTAAGGCGGCACCAGACCACGAAAAGATCCGCGATGCGGTCCGGGCATGGTCGTCGGCGCTGGACAATCAGGACGTCGTTTCGGCGCTGATCATCAACGAATACCGGGAGCAGGGCGGGACCGCCATCAGCTTCCCGGAAGACATCAGCAGGGCGCGCCAGAAACTTTTTCGCTTTCTGGATAACCGTTTCGACTCTGAGCAGTACCGCGAGAACGTGCGCCAGTTGACGCCGGCAATCATGGCCGTTCTGCCTCTGGAGTATCGCAACCGCCTGGCGCCGCAGAACGACACGATGTCGCTGATCGCCTCTGCAATGAAAGAGTGTGCCGAGGCTAAACAGGCAGTGCTGCTGGACGCTCCAGAGCATCAGAAGCTGAAAGAGGTAAGCGAGGGTATAGCGTCGCTGTTCCGCCTCATGCCGGAGCAGGTAGGGCCGCTGATGACGATGGTTACGTCGATGTTGGGGGTTATGTGAGAGGAACCAGAAAAGAAAAAGCCCTTGAAGCGGTCACTTCAAAGGCCTTCCAAACACTGTGTTACGCCAAGTAACGGGAGTAAGTATGTCAAACACCGCAGAAATTCTCAACTTTCCCGCTGTAGTTTCGGGAATACAGGAGCAACGCGTGGCCGATACAGACGATGGGTACACCCGTCTGGCAAACGAGTTGTATGAGGAGCTTATCGGCGCGAACCTGACTAAAAATCAGGCCAAGGTAGCTCATGCTGTTTGCCGCAAAACCTATGGGTTCAACAAGAAGATGGACCGCATAGCAGACTCACAACTTTCTGAGCTGACCAGACTACCTCGCCAGAAGGTTAACGCTGCCAAAAACGAACTCATTGCGATGAATGTTTTGGTGTCCGACGGCATGCTGATCGGGCCCAACAAAAACCTGAGTGAGTGGGTAATTCCGGGCACTAAGCCTGCGCCAAAATGTCACCATAGTAGTGACTGTCACCATAATAGTGACAGTGTCCCTACGGTGGTGACAAAAAGTGTCACCAAAACAGTGACAACCCTGTCACCAAAATGGGGACACACAAAAGACACTATTACAAAAGACAATAAAGACAATATTAATAAACCCCCTAAATCCCCCAAACCGGCTTCGTTCGATCCGGCTGGTGTTGACCTTCCTGAATGGCTGTCAGTTTCAGTCTGGAAGTCATGGGTCGATTATCGTCGCGACCTGAAGAAACCGATTAAGTCTCAGCAGACGGTAACCCAGGCCATCAACCTGCTTGAGCGTTGCAAGTGCAGCGGATACCAGCCTGAAGAAATCATCAACCAGAGCATCGCGAATGGCTGGCAGGGTTTGTTTGAGCCAAAGATCGCCAAGCAGACGCCTCGCGCGCAGTCTCGCGTATCTGAGAACTTTGCTGGCAAAGACTATGGCCAGACTGAAATTCCTGCATGGGCGAGGGACTGATCATGACGCTGGATGAAAAAATCAATCAACTTGAGAAACGCATTACTGAGCTGAGCCAGCCGCCAGTTCAGCATGAAGATATCGAGCTAACTATCAGCACCGAGAACTGCGAAACGCATGGCCCCTTTGAATGCAGGACCAGGCATTTCTTAAACTCTGTTGTGAAAATTCCCCCGCGCCCAAGCTGCTGCCCTGAATGCCTCAAAGAGGAGTTAGGCCGATTGCAGGCGGAAAGAATTAGCATCAACGAAGCAGCCCGCAAAAGAAACATCGAGCGCCTGCTGGATGGACTGAGTATCCCGGCCAGGTTTGAATCCTGTTCACTGGAGAATTATGAACCGGTGAACGAAGAAGCGAAACGCGCCCTGAAGGTCTGTCAGGCATACGCCAGCCGCTGGCCTGAGCGTTTGCAGAAGGGTGGCGGCCTGGTGATGTGCGGCAAGCCTGGAACCGGCAAGAACCACCTCGCATTGGCTATCGCCCGGCATGCAATCACCGAGCACCAAAGCTCAGCTGTGTTCACCACCGCGCTGAAAATTGCCAGGGAGTACAAGTCAACCTGGTCGAAGGGGTCAAGCCGTACTGAAGACGAAGTGATCCGTTACTTCACGAAGCCCGACCTGCTGATTATCGACGAGGTCGGCGTGCAGTTCGGAAGCGACGCCGAGAAGTTGATCATGTTCGAAATCATCAACACCCGTTATGAGCGGATGAAGCCAACCATCCTGATCAGCAACCAGACCCGGGAAGAACTGGCTGCATTCATCGGCGAACGCGTTCTTGATCGCATGAGCGATGGAGGCGGGTGCACTCTGTCATTCACGTGGGATTCTTACCGTTCTAAAGGGGGGGCAGCATGACCATAACAATTCGTGGGCAGATTCTTGCAGCCCTGCGTAATAACCCGGGCCTGAATAGTGCTCGAATTGCCAAGATGATCGGCATGACCACCAAAAAGATGTCAGGCACGGTCAGCTCGCTTCTGGCAGACGGGCTGATCACCTGTGAGGGCAAGCACGGACAGCGGCTTTATCGGCTGACTGATTACGGCATGAAATACGCACCAGAAACTATCCCGGCCATGCCGAAGGGAAATTCGAAGCTGGTGCAGCGTACAGAGACGAACGTGATCTGTCAGGAGTGCCGGAAAAGTCCGGCGATGAGAAGGGTATTGATGGTTTGGGGGAGGGTAGGGGTATGAAAATCGAAGATATCAAAAACGTTGCGGTGTTCTTCAATTTGAGCGGCAAGACAGTAGCGTTACGAATGGATGCTGAACAGAAACGGATCGTCGCATTATTGGCGCTGAACACGACTGATGCTCGGGCAGAACTAATTGAAGTGCCGCACATGACTTTACCAGCAGACCCAGCCATGCAGGAGGCCGCCCAATGAGCAACGTCACCAAAGAATGGCTGCAAAAGACTATCGCTGAGCTTGAAGAAGAGCGCGATGCGGTGCCCGGCGTTGTAAACGAAGATGCGGCGATGGCGCTTGCTGCGATGAAGCTAGCGCTGTCAACGCTCGAAGCGGAGCCGGTGGCGTACATCTTCAAGCATCCGGCAGGCAGGCTGTTCTGGTCTTTGACTGACGAGAGCAATAAAGGGCAAAGCGACGTTATGCCTGTTTACACCGCTCAGCCAGCGCCGGTATTTGTGCCGGACGAGCTGACACGAGAAGAGTACGACGCTGTTATGGACGATGACGACTTTGACGACACTTTCCGTGGCGGATGGAAAGCCCACCGCGCCGCCATGCTTAAGGGTGCCGAACATGTAAGTAATCGTGATGAGCTGCCTGATGGCTGGGTGGCTTGCAGTGAGCGGATGCCAGAGGATGAACAACAGGTCATCACTCACAACATTTTTGGTTATCGCCATATTTCCTTTTTCGACGAACACTCAGGTCATTTCTTCGACCACCTTGACGGGAGACCAATTGATTGTGTGGAGCATGTTCTGGTTTCACACTGGATGACACTGCCAGCAGCACCGCAGCAGGAGGTGAAGCCGTGAACTTCAACCGCTACGTAATCACCGTGGTGCTGCCTAATCTGATTTTCTGCAAATTAGTCGGCAAGCCAGCGATGTCAGTAGAGCGTGCCGCGCGCAAAGTTCGCCTGGCGTGTGGTCGCCGCATGGAGCGCGTTATGATGGATGCGCCGCCAAAGCGGAAGAATGACGAGCAAATTGACGATAATTAGCATAGATATAAATCAAGGCCCTTAGGGGCCTTTTATTCTATGATAAACGGACTTTGTTTGAGAGTGACACCATGAAGCCCAAGAAGCTAAATGCTGAGCAGCAATACAAATTAGACCTTGAATTGGTCAAGAAGAAGCCTGCGAACCGGACCGAGGCAAAAGCCCATTTGGCCGCACAGTTACGGATCAGCAAGTACAAGACGCAGACCTCTTCCAAAATCCGCGTAGGCAGTTTTAAGGGGCGGAAGAAGGTACATTTCAGTAGGGCGGAACAAGCAGCCAGGGCAGCACTAAATAAAGCAAATGCCATTAGATTTTCCGAAGGGGAGGTCGAGTCCGTCGATACGGATAGAATCTCAGAAAGTAACAAACGCTGGCGCGGGAGAACCGCTGACTAATGTCTGACTGGAATATTGCTGCAAAGCCGCAGGAAGAACGCGACAAGGTTAACGTTGACCTTGCGGCCTCCGGCGTGGCGTACAAAGAGCGGCTGAACATGCCGGTTATCGCCGAAGTGGTTATGCGCGAGCAGCCCGAGCATTTGCGAGATTACTTCCTTGAGCGCCTTAAGTTTTATCGTGAGAAGTCTATAACTTTGCCGAAAGGTAGCGATCCGGTTTACCTGAAACAGGATGACTAAAAATGAAAGTTGCATTACTAAAGAACCCAAAAATCGTTATGGAAGCAGAATTCACTGACGGATCGCCGGAAAGGTTAGTTTTCCTCAAAGACCAAGTCACGGAAGTTATTTTTGACGGCGCCGCTGATGATGAGCTGTTCGAGTTTATTTTCGATGAAAGAACAGCCAAGGGATTTTATTTCCATGACTTTGACGGAGAAAGATATACCTTCCTCGGAGAATAATCAGCCTTTGATTTTCTGGAATCAAACCGCCATAATCATGTCATCGGAGCCTGAACAACTCCGGTGACTTCTGCGCATTTAAGGGGACTTAAATGCGACCACAATCTGAACTCCTCACCTTGTCACAGATGCAGAAATGCACCTGCGATTCTCTGCATTCTGCGTTACCTCTAGGAGGTGGCGTATGAAGCAGCACTACTGCATCGTCAACGACACCGTTAAAGAGAACCTCATCGCGTACATTCGCACCCTGCCGGTAAACCCTCGCGCGCCGATGGTGGTCGAGGCCCGGGAAGAGACGCGAACCGATAAGCAAAACCGTCTTATGTGGCCGCTGCTGAAGGACCTGTCTGACCAGGTTGTCTGGCACGGCGAAAAGCTGACCCGCGAGGAATGGAAGGACCTCATCACCGTTCTGGTGAATCAGACTCAAGACCAGGAACAGAAATCTGCGCCGGGCATCAACGGCGGCCGCGTTTATTTCGGCGTCCGCACTTCGAAATCCAGCAAGCGCTACATGGTCGACGTCATCGAGGCGATTTACTGGTTCGGTACCGACCGCGGCGTAAAGTTCTCCGAAGCATCCAGTAAGCGCATTGCCTGGGCGCAAGAGTGGAGGGCTTCCCGTGGGTAGTCCTCTCGCACGCGTCATCACCAACGAAATCTTCCGCGTTCCGGCGCGCCGTAAGCGTAAGCCCGCGATTAAGCCGTCCGACATCCCGACCCTTAAGGGCTACACCGCCCGCCTGGTGGATCAGAAATGGCTGCGTCTCGCGGCGCGGAGGAATCATGCGTAAACCATCCCGCCGTAAGTGCAAAGTATGCGGTGAATACTTCGTGCCGAAATTCCACGATATCCGGATCCGCTGGTGCTGCCCGGAACACGGCGCAATCCTCGCGATGGAAGAGCGCGAAAAGGAGAAGGTGAAAGCCGCGGCTAAGCGGATTAAGGAGCTGAAGGAGGCAGAAAAGGCCGGGCGCAAACGCCGCAAGGAGCGACTTGCAGAGCTACGGCCTGCCGGTTACTACAAGGCGCAGGCTCAGCAGGCATTCAACGCCTACATCCGTGCGCGTGATGCTGATTTGCCATGCATTAGCTGCGGCGAGACCAACCCACCCGATCTCCATGGCGGCCAGTGGGACTGCGGCCACTTCAAGACTGTAGGCGCTAACCCTGAATTGCGCTTTGAAGAGCGCAATGCCCATAAGCAGTGCAAGTCATGCAATGCCGGAGCGGGCAAGTACACCGCCAAGGAGGCGACCGTAGCGCAGCAATACGAAGCTGGCCTGGTCGCTCGTTACGGGCAGGATTACGTCGACTGGCTCAATGGCCCCCACGAAATGACCAACTACCGCCGTGAAGACTTCATCCGGATCCGGGATGAGTACCGCGCCAAGCTCAAGGCACTGAAACAGCGGGAGGCAGCATGAACTATACCGACTTCCTCCGGTACCAGGCCGAAAGCGTTAAGCGTGCCAGTCTGCCGCCAATAGCAAAGCACAGCCAGAAAAAAACAAACCAGCCACATAAGGAAGCCGCATGAACAGTCAGCAACTGGAATACGTACGTCAGCAGCTCATTGTGGCGACCGCAGATCTTAGCGGGGCGACGAAAGGGCAACTGGTAGCTTTCGCCGAGAACGCGCAATTCACCGCGACGGCGCGCAGCCGGGGCCGGAAGAAAATCACCGATCCGGTCACCGGCCGAAAAGTTAACCCGGACGCCCCACCTATGAGTGGCAGCCAGTCCCGCGCCAAGGGATCGTCTATCGCGTTAGTCAGCCCCGTTGAGTTCGGCACCGCCTCATGGCGCCGCGCTGTTCTGTCGCTGGAGGAGCACCAGAAAGCATGGCTGCTGTGGAACTACAGCGAGAATATCCGCTTCGAATACCAGGTGGCGATCACCCAGTGGGCGTGGGCAGAGTTCCGGGAACAGCTCGGCGCGAAGAAAGTGGCCTGCAAGACTATGGAGCGCCTGAAGAAACTTATCTGGCTGGCGGCTCAGGACGTTAAAGCGGAGCTGGCAGGGCGTGAGACGTACGAATATCAGGTGCTCGCGGAACTGGTGGGCGTTGCGAAATCCACCTGGACAGAAACCTATCTGCCTCACTGGCTGGCTATGCGTAACAGCTTTAAGCGACTCGATAGCGGTGCGCTTATCTCAGCAACGCGATCACGTTCACAACAAAAGGCGACAAATTTAGATATAAGTCTTGCAAAACCGAACTGAAACGCATATATTTCATGTAAATCTGATATCGTCGCCATAGCTTCGTAGGTCGACAAAGAATTAAGAGCCTCGCCATCGTGCGGGGCTTTGTTTATTGTGCTTTATGTAAACCAAGTAGTCTTTAAAAGTTAAAAATCATTTTTAACTTATGTAAAATGTGGCCTTCAGTTAAAACAGAGAGGCCTCATCATGAAGAACTTCCAGCTTTACGTTGGCGGCACTAACAACATCACCTATCGTTACGAAATCAGAAAGGTGGATGATGCTTTTAGTGTTCGAATATTTAACGTCATAAACAAAGTGCACAAAGAGGTTGGTTGTAAGTCGCTTCGCTTTGTGTCAGCTCATGATGTTATCGATGAGTGCACATCGCATTACAGGAGGCACGCTGAAGGCCTAAGAGGCTTTTTACGTGGGCTCAAAATGTGGTGAAGTTGCAACTCAACAGACAGGTCGCTCAGGCGGCCTTTTTATTTTCCTGTAGCTAAGCGGTAAAGCTCCCAAATCATAATTGGTTGATTGCTGGTTCGAATCCAGACGGGCGACCCAAACCCAGTACCTGGGACCCTTCGGCCATAGAGCCGACATTGCCTTACCCTCATCTTCCCGGCCTGTCGCCGGGTTTTTTATTCAGGCCGCAGACAATCAATTCCAGATGCCACGTATCTATCGTGTCTGACGGCCTTTCCCCACTACACAAACAGCACCCCGTTTTTCGGAGGTGATATGGCTAAACGTATGCAAGATAAAGAAAGCATTGCCGGAGTGTCATGGCTGATTGTCCTTGCCCTGTCATGCTGGGGCGGCCTGGTCCGATACCTTATTGACGTGAAGCAGAACAAAGCCACCTGGAGCTGGATTAACGCGCTGGCACAAATTGCAGTGTCCGGTTTTACCGGTCTCATTGGTGGGCTGATCAGCGTTGAAAGTGGGCTGAGCCTTTACATGATTCTGGTTACGTCTGGTATCAGCGGAGCGATGGGCTCAGTGGCACTGACGTACTTCTGGGAACGCCTGACGGGGATGAAGAATGCAAACCAGTGAGAAAGGCATTGCCCTGATCAAGCAGTTCGAAGGCTGCAAACTCACCGCGTACCAGGACAGCGTCGGAGTGTGGACGATTGGCTATGGCTGGACTCAGCCTGTCGACGGTAAACCAATCTGCGCCGGGATGACGATTAAGCAGGAAACGGCAGAGCGTCTGCTGAAAACTGGGCTGGTCAGCTACGAAAGCGATGTGTCCCGCCTGGTCAAAGTTGGCCTGACTCAGGGGCAATTCGACGCCCTGGTGTCGTTCACGTACAACCTCGGCGCCAGGTCACTGTCGACATCGACCCTTCTGCGAAAACTCAACGCCGGTGATTACGCTGGCGCTGCCGATGAGTTCCTGCGCTGGAACAAAGCTGGCGGCAAAGTCCTTAACGGGCTGACTCGTCGGCGTGAGGCGGAGCGCGCTCTGTTTCTGTCGTGATTAGCGCGCTGGTAAAGCGTTACTGGGTGCATATAGCTGTCGTGGCGCTGATTGCTCTGATGGCATTAATTATGCGCCACTATAGACAGAGTGCCTTGGAATACCGAGATCAGCTCGATAAAGCGACGGTCAGGGCAGAAACATCGGAGGCGATCACCAGCAACGTGATCACCACGATGAACCTCATCCGTGACATCTCACAGGCTACCCAGAATGCAAAGAACGAACTGGCTCAAAAGAGCGAGACACGCATTGTCTACATCAAACAGGCGCTTGAAGGCGATCCGTGCGCTAACCAGCTTGTTCCTTCTGCTGCTGCTGACAGCCTGCGGGAATACGCAGACAGTTTACGTTCCGGCTCCAGTGGTGCCGATAAGCGCTGACCTGACAGCAGACACGCCGATCCCCGGAATGGTGGTTCCGTTCACGTGGCAGGCAAGTCTGGAGTTAAACGCTCAGCTCTATACGGCGCTGGGGCAGTGCAATCTGGATAAGGCGGGGATTAGAAGTATTGAAGAACGCCGTAATGCTGTGCAATCAGCAGACAAATGAGATGGATGATGTCGTTGATTGCTGGTGCGAAACTATTAATGAATTGCATGATTTCTCCTTCTTAAGGCTGTACGGTTCCGAATGTTTAACCTAAGTCAGTTTCGAATCTCAGGTTCTATAGTGGTCTCTAATTATTTTGCTGCGGATCCCTTCCATTAGGAGTGGTCTTTAATGCAGATATCACTTTGTCCAACATGTTGGACTTCACAAGCGGATAAAGAGGCTCTCAATGTCCGACATCTACCAAATCACGCTAACCACCCAAACAGGCGAAACCTTCACGGGCAAGATGTCACGACGTCAGCCTGAGCTGGTGAACGGCTTTGTGCCGCTGGCGACCGAAACGGGCGAGTGGCTTTACTTCGCTCCTGACGACGTGAAGCGCGTGCAGTTCACGCCAGTACCGGCAGAGCAGACCGAACTGTTAAACGAGATGGCAGATTAGCCGAAACAGAGGCGACCACGCTGATAGATCAGGCCGCCAAATATAAAAATGGTTATGAATTACTCGCGCTGAATTCTTTCCCATTCAGCCTTGTAATGCTCCTTCTCGTCGACGCATGAAGGGCATAGCAGCCCTCCATAATACATTTCATTTTCAATAGCACTTTCGAGATCGTCACCCTCAAGGATGACTTGGCAGTCGTTATGATGTCCTCCCGGGTTGGTTACTCCATCACATTTCTCGGTTAAGAAAGGGTCTAAAACAGCCTGTTGCTTTGCGGTTAGGCTGTCGTACCCATTATCAACTGCTCTTTGGGCTATTCCTGGAACCATCGCATTTTGATTATGAAAACGATCATGTTTTAGCATCGCATCAAGAAGTGATTCTGTAGACATATAAACTCCTTTTAACTTGGAATAAACATGGCACTCACCGACAAGCAAGAAATGTTCTGTCGCGAGTACCTCATCGATTTAAACGCCACGCAAGCGGCTATTCGGGCGGGGTACAGCGCAAAGACAGCTAACCGCACCGCGTCCGAAAACCTGTCAAAACCTGACATCCAGTCCAGAATTGCCGAACTTAAAGCGCAACGCAATGATCTGGTTGGTATAAATGCGACATACGTCCTGAATCGTCTCGTTGAGATTGACCAGATGGACGTGCTGGATATCCTGACCTCGACCGGAGAGTTGAAGCCGGTTTCTCAGTGGCCGAAGGTCTGGAGGACAACGCTATCGGGGCTGGATGTCGTTGAGATGTCAGCCGAGGGAAACACCGCCGCACTGCTCAAGAAGATTAAGTGGCCTGATAAGGTGAAGAACCTTGAGCTGATTGGTAAGCACATCGATGTCCAGGCATTCCGTGAGCAGGTGAAAACAGAGCACGTAGTTGATTCAATATCTGACCTGATGGATTCACTGTCTCAGGGGGCGTAATGAAACCTGAGCACCTCAAGCTGCTGGCCGACAAAGACTGGCGGCTTAACAATCTCTACTGGATCACCGACAAAGAGGGAAAGCCAACGCGCTTCAGGATGACGCCTGAGCAGCGGGAATACTTCGAGGGGATCCACACCCGAAACATCATCCTGAAAGCTCGACAGCTCGGTTTCACCACTGAGGTGTGCATCATCCAGCTCGACGCGGCTCTGTTCGAGTCGGCGAAGTGCGCCCTGATTGCCCACACGCTGAATGACGCAAAGCGTTTGTTCCGAGAAAAGGTGAAGTACGCATACGACAAGCTGCCAGCAGAGATAAAGGCGGCCAACCCGGCGAGCAATGACTCGTCTGGTGAGCTGGTCTTTAAGAAGGGCGGCTCGCTATACGTCAGTACGTCGTTTCGTGGTGGTACGCTGCGCTACCTTCACGTTTCCGAGTTTGGAAAGATATGCGCCAAGTATCCGGACAAAGCCCGTGAGATCGTCACTGGTGCGTTTGAGGCGGTATCGACGGGATGCTTCGCTACTATCGAGAGCACGGCAGAGGGACGGGCGGGTTACTTCTTTGATTACTGCCAGACGGCAGAGAAGGCGTTGCTACAGGGCAAACCCTTATCCGCGCTGGACTGGAAGTTTTTCTTCTTCTCCTGGTGGAAGAACCCACAGTACGCAATCGACCCGGTCGAACCTCTGCCGGTGCGCCTGCTGGAATACTTCGCAGAGATGGAAGCGAAGCACGGCGTAGTCGTCAATGAGCGCCAGAAAGCCTGGTACTACGCCAAAGAGAAAACTCTCGGCGACGATATGAAGCGCGAATACCCGACCATTCCGGCTGAGGCGTTCCAGCAGTCGGTCGAGGGCGCGTACTACGCCAAGCAATTCCGCTGGCTCTACACCAATAAGCGGATCGGCCAAATCCCGGATAACTCACACCTCCCGGTGCACACGTTCTGGGATATCGGCGTGGGGGACTCCACGGCGATCTGGTTCGTTCGCGAGGTCGGCGAAGAATTCCACATCATCGACTACTACGAAAACTCCGGAGAGGGGCTGAGGCACTACATGAAGGTGCTGAAGGATAGGGGTTATGAGTACGGTGAGCACTGGGGTCCGCACGACATCGATAACCGTGAATTCGGTGCTGACGCCAAATCCCGCAGAGAACTTGCCCGTGAAGGGTATGAAATCGACGGGCAGGTTTACAGCATGACGTTTCAGGTGGTTCCGAAAGTGGGAATAGACACTGGCATTGAGTCGGTGCGCGAAATCCTTCCGTCCTGTGTATTCGATGAGGAGAAGTGTGCCGAGGGCATATCTCACCTCGAGGGCTACCGCAAGGAGTGGGACGACAAGCGCGGGTGCTGGAAAGATAAACCGCTTCATGACTTCACATCACACGGTGCTGACGGCTTCCGTTACTTTGCAGTAGCGAAGAACAATCACAAGCAGGTCGGCGCAGTATTCTTCTAAGGAGCTCATCAGTGAGTGAATTAAGCACCGGGGAGCAGTTCCTCGTTAATGCCCTTGCTGATGCTATCGGGCGGCAGCGCATGCTGTACGCGGGCCAGCCGGGAAATACCAAACGCACGAAGTTGTGGGATGAGTTTGGCTATCCAAACAGTCTCGAGTTCGACCGCTACTACCGGGCATACGAGCGCAACGCGGTGGCGTTTGCCGCAGTCCATAAGCTTCTTGATTCGTGCTGGGTTGATAACCCGACGATCATCGACGGCGACGACGGTAAGGAGTCAACCGAGACAACGGACTGGGAAAAGTCAGCCACTAAGCTGCTGAAGAAGCACTGGCCGAAAATTAAGGATGCGGATCGCCGCAATCTTGTTGGCCGGTACTCGGCATTGCTCATTCAGTTCCGCGACGGCAGGGAATGGCATGAGCCGGTAGATCGGGCGAAGGTTAAATCCCTGCGAAATATCGGTAGCGGACCTATCGTTAAGCTAATCCCCGCGTGGGAATCGCAGATCAAGCCAGGCAACTTCGATACAGACACGCTTTCAGAAACGTACGGCCAGCCAATCTCGTACAACTTCAACGAGCAGCCAGTTGGTGATGATGGCACGTATGGCCCGGTGCGCGGCGTTACCGTGCACCCAGAGAGAATCATCATTCTCTGCGAAGGCTCAGAAGACGAGAACATGCTCTCTGGCGTGCCTTTCCTGCGCGCTGGTTACAACAAACTTCTCGACCTCGAAAAGGTATCTGGTGGTAGTGCCGAAGGTTTCCTGAAGAATGCAAGTCGCCAGCTCGGGATTGCGTTCGACAAAGAAACCAACATTGCGAACCTGTCAAAGCAAGCCATAGAATCTGGCTACAAAGACCTGGGCGAGGCGCTTAACGACAAAGTCGCCAAGATGAACCGTGGCACGGATGCGGCCCTGGTTATGCAGGCCGGCACGCCGTCTGTTCTCTCCGTTGCGGCGGCAGACCCATCCCCGACTTGGACAGTGGCCGCCAACGAGTTTGCATCTTCGATCCAGTGCCCGTTCACCATACTGTTTGGTCAGCAGACGGGGCGACTTGCTTCCGATGAGGACAAAACAGACTGGGCGAAGCGCTGTAACGGCCGCCGCTGGGGATTCCAGTCGACGGTGATCGAGAGCGTGCTTGAGCGCTTTTGGACCGTAGGAGTAATTGACCCGCCATCATCCGGAGAGGTCACGCTGGCATGGTCTGATCTGCTCGCGCCGAGCGAAAAAGAGAAGATTGCCAACATGCAGGCAATGGCCGTCGTGGCGAAAGACACACAGCAGGCATACGGCACTCCGGCGGTGGATGAAAACGAAATCCGCGCAGTCGGTGAGCTGGAGCCTCGCAAGGTCGTGTCGCCACCTAACCCTGATGTAAAGCAAGCCGATAAGGATCCGCTGACAGATGATGATGACAGCGCAAACCAGAATCGGGACGCCAATCGTACCGCGCAATAAAGCTGACCCGACGCAATCATCGCGGCAGGTCAGTCGGATGTTCAACGTTATCGAAGATCGGTATCTGAACATTAAGCGCAGGCTGAAGGCACTCTTTGACCAAAGGCTGACAGGACAGCAGCGAGAGGCGAACGCACAGCGGTCATGGATGATGTGCAACAACGAAGGTGCAGAGCCTTCGCTGTATCAGGTCAATGCCGGTAAGTTCATCTATGACATGACAGCTGCTGAACTGGCCGACCTGCTCCAGGTGGTGCAGTCGATTCTGGATGATGAGCTTCTCGAGGGCGGCAGTCAGAACCTGTGGGCGATGGACTACGTCATTGCGGAATATGACCGCGGCACGCTAAACGCCTTCACCAACCTGTCGGTGCAGTCGCAGGCGTACGCCAGTCAGACGACGCTCCAGCAGCTTTTAAGCAGCCTCGGCTACCTGAACCAGATAGCGGCGGCAAGACTGACAACGTTCAGTGACTGGAAGGTCATCAGCGACACCGCCCGCGGCGACCTGACAAACATCATCACCGATGCGGTAGCGCGCGGGGTGAATCCTCGCGAGACGGCCAGCGTAATCAGCAAGCGCCTCGATGTGTCGATGTCGAAGGCCAAAACCATCGCTCAGACTGAGCAGGTCGGCGCGCTGCGGCAGGCTCAGTGGAATGAAACGGACTGGGCTGCTGACCGATTGGGGATGAATGCCGGCCTTCTGTGGCTGTCGGCGCTCAAGCCAACTACGCGCACCTGGCACGCCAGCCGTCACGGAAAGGTCTACACCACAGAAGAGGTACGCGACTTCTACGCTGAGAATGGCAACCGGTACAACTGCTATTGCAGCCAGATTCCGGTGCTGCTCAACGACGACGGCAGCATCTTCAACGAGGGGCTGGCGGATAAGCTAAAAAAAGAGAGGATAAGCTGGAAAGAAGGGGCATAATTACCGTTCATTCAGAGCGATAGAGGTAGTCATGCTTAACAAATATTTTGTAGCTTACCAAATCTTGAAAAATGGACAGGTCTACCTTACAGGATCGACAGTTGTAGCCGATCCTGAAGGATTGGAGCCGGATGTTTTCTTTATGAATACAGCAAAAGAAATAGCCAAACAAAGAATGGTAATGCCTGACGCAGTAATCATTACCGCATTCAATCGGGTAAATTAACTACAAGTAAGTTTCAGAGCAACCTAAACCATTAGCGACCCAGCCATAGTGCTGGGTTTTTATTGCCTGAAATCCACTAACGAGGACCCAGCATGAAGCGCAACCGCGTTAACGTGCTGACCGTCGTCAACTCCGCTTCAAACATCACCACTGAAACCATCGACGGCAAGCCACATATCGTGGTTCGCGGCATCACGCCTGTCGTGGACGATATCGTGATGAACCGGAAGTTGTACCCGGCAGCAGAAATCGAAAAGGCCTACAACACGCTTGAACGTAACCCGATGCCGCTGGGCCACCCAAAAGTGGACGGCAAGCATGTATCGGCGCGCGATGTCAGGGCGGTGAACGAATACCACGTCGGCGCCTGGCTACAGAACGTCAGCCACAAAGACGGGAAGGTTACGGGCGACATGTACGTTAACCGCCAGTACGCCGAGTCGAGCGACAAGGGCAAGCGCCTGATCAACCGCCTGGATGAGATGCTGGCCGGCACCAACTCTGACCCGATCCACATCTCCACAGGCCTGCTCTATTCAGGTATCGCCGCCAACGGCGAATCGAAGGGCAAGAAGTACAACGAGATTGCCACAAACATGATGTTTGACCATGTTGCTGTGCTGCTCGATGAGCCTGGCGCCGGTACGCCGGAGGAGGGCGTGGGCATCTTCGTAAACGCCGAAGGTGACGAACTTGAAATCGAGGTCGTCAATCTCGAAGAGTCCAATAACCCAGACTCGCAAGACCCCGCTTTCAAATCATTTTTCAACCAGCTAAAGGCGTTTTTCGGCGCCAACAGCGATTCAACCCAGAAGGAAACAGACCCGATGAAAGAGCTCATCGTTAATGCGCTGAAGGCCAAAGGTAAATCGGTTGACGGTAAAACCGATGCCGAACTGATGGACGCATACAACCAGATGCTGGCAGAAAACGCCGACAGCAAAGAAGAAACGCCTGAAGAGAAGTCCGCACGTGAGAAGAAAGAGGCGGATGACAAGAAGGATAAAGAGCAGACCACCAACAGCGAAGAGATGCCAGCGTGGGCGAAAACACTCGCCGATCGCGTGGACGTCGTTTTCAACAGCCTGAACGCGAACGCCGACAAAGAGAAAGGCGAAAAGCGCGCGGCTGTGAAGCTGGCGATGAACATGAGCGATGAAGAAGTCTCAGATCTGGACGGTAAGGCGCTCGACGCCATGTATGCCAAGTGCCAGACATCTTTTGGCCTGAACGGTGCATTCCGCCATCAGGCTACTAACACCCAATCAGTCAGCGAAATGCCGGAGTAAAAAATGGCTAAAGACGGAAAGCATATCATCCACGCCGGCGGCGTGTTCCCTAATCCGCTGCTTAACCGTGAAGGCGCGGCCGCGGCATCTACTCCGCCGGGTACCGTTGGCTTCTTCAGTGCAGCGGACAAGTTCACTGCCTCTGTGGATGGCAATGAGGCTGCAATTCTGTATGTGGCCAACAAAGACTATCTGCGCTGCCTGTCAGTGGACGACGCTATCCCTGCTGGCGAGCTTGTCGTAGGTATTCAGCCTCTGCCGGGCATGTTCCTCAACGTTCGTGCCGCAGCCGGCACCTACACCAAGGGACAGGCGCTCTCTATTGCAAACGGTCGAGTCAAGGTGGCTGCTGGCGATGAGTCAGTGCGCTGCTACGTCGAGGAAGACAAATCATACACAGCGGCGGCAGGCGATCTGCTTCGTGTCGTAATCAAATAAGGAGCGGATATGTTTGTATTCTCCAAGTCTATCGGTGAAAAGACCGGTAACCTCGCGGTAAATCAGGCGCAATGGCGCGCTCTTGAAATTGAGCGAAACGCCAGTGCTCAGGCAGCAGCGGATTTCTTGGCGCGCACTCAGTTCCGTGGCGATGCAGAAAACGCTCCTTATCTCGATGCGGTGAACGCAGTTGACGATATTCGTCGCCTGTATCGCGCTTTCGACACAACTGTTCTTCAGCAGTTCGAGCCGAATACCGAGTTCACTCTGCTGAACGATCTAATGCCGCTTTCTCGCTCCGTTCGAATCGAACAGTCTCGTTACGACTACGCTCGTACCGGTGGCCGCGGCTGGGCTCACACTTCCATGTCCGGACAGGTCGGCGCGGCACTCGATGCTCGTAGCTATTCCTTCGATGGCACCATGGTGCCTATCCACGACTCGGGCTTTAAGTTCGAATGGCGTGATCCAATCTTCAACAGCCCGCAGGCATTGCAGTCGCAGGCTGATGCGCAGCGTGGTTCGGTTGAAGACGTTCAGCGTCGTTACGTTGACTACATCTTCAACGGCTTCCGCGACAAAGCTGGCAACTTCGCAGTGTTTGACGGTCTGACCTGGAAAGGGTTGCGTGACGATGAGCGCGTAGCGCAGATCGACCTTGGCGCTTCAGGCCTGAACATCGATTTTACCTCTGGCACAGCAACGTCTCAGGACATCCGCGCTGGCGCAATCGCACTGCGTGATCAGATGCGCCGCGTGAACAACCAGTATGCAGAGCAGACCTGGTACGTATCCGGTGAAATCATCTCCAACCTGGAACGCTATTTCTCCGACAACTTCCAGTCCGGAACGATCATGGATGAAATCCTGAAACTGACCGGTGTAGCGGCGATTAAGGAAGACAGCCAGCTCACAGGTAACGAAATCGTCATTGTTCCACTGAGTGCAGGCGTCATCGCTCCAATCGTCGGCCAGGCTATCGGTACCGTCGCATCTCCGCGTCCGGAGTACAACAGCGACTACATCTGGCGCACCTGGGGTGCAATGGGGTTGATGGTCAAGCAGGACATCAACAACAAATACTCCGTAATTCACGCATCAAGCTAAGGATAAATTATGGCACTGGTAGAAATCGTGGCAAGTAACCTGCACGCCGGTGCCAACCTCCGCAAACTGGAGGTTGGTTCGGTGGTGGATGTGGACGACGCAACAGCTGAGCGCTGGATCAGCACTGGCAAGGCGAAGGAGACCGATAAGAAGAAAGGCGAGAAGCTTGCCTTCGAAGTGGCTACGCCGTCAGCGCCGTCAGGCGATCTGTCCGTCCTGCAAAAGCAACTCGCCGACGCACTGGAGCAGAACCAAAAGCTAATCGCCGATGGTGAAGCTAAAGACAAGGCTCACGCCGACGCACTGGCAGCAGAAACCAAACGCGCTGACGAAGCCGAAGCAGCATTGGCGGAAGCAATCAAGAAGGCGAAATAACCATGGCTGACCCAATCACAGCGGCAGACGTGCAGGCGTTCATCGGTGAATTGGGTTACTCCATCCCGGGTGCGCTGCTGGATCCGATTCTCTGCGTGGTGAACAAGATTATCCCGTGCCTCGATGGCGCTGGATACGATGATTGCACCGCTAAGCTGATCATGATGTATGCCGCCGCGCTTATGGCTACGTCGTCCGGCGCGCGCCGCATCAAATCACAGGGTGCGCCGTCTGGCGCGTCCCGCTCGTTTGAATATGGCGACGACAGCATTACCTGGTTGCGCGACTCGTTGGCCCGTCTCGATACCAGCGGATGCACCGGTGAGTTACCGATCAGCGCTGGTAATAGTGTCGGCCTGTTCATGGTGGTCGGGGGCTGCTGATGACGTACAAATCAGTTAAGCACGGGCTACCGCGCTCGTTCACCCGCGTATGGGTGATTACCGACACCGGGCGGGAGACTACCGGCTACGTTAAATCGGATGGCGAGTGGTTCATCAACTGCCCGCGCATCCGGGCGACTGGCGCGAAGGTGCTGCGCTGGAAGGAGGGCTGATGTCGTCTACTGCTTCATGGTCATACAATAAGCCGTGCACGATATGGCGTAAGGGCGCGGGCGGTAATGACGAGTGGGGCGATCCTGTCGACCCATACGAACCGCCTGAAACCATCATGTGCGACTACATCGGCGGCCTGTCTGCAAAGCTCGGCTCCATCGGTAAAGAGGTTGTCGTAAAAAACACCTTCTTTACTGCGTATGCGTTAGCTGATGAGGGCGATTACATCCTGATTGGTGTTAGCGCTGAGCAGGATCCGGTCGTAGCAGGTGCTGATGAGGTCCGTCACGTGACGCGCTGGAACGACACTCTCGACGGTCTGGAAGATGACTGGGCGATAATTACGGGAGTGTAGCCATGGGCATCAAAGTGCGCGGTGTTAAGCAGTCGAAAGCCGGGCTCAACCGCATCATAAACGACGTCAAAGGGCGCAAGGTCGTCAGGGCGCTACAGTCAGCAATGATTATCGGCAGCTCCCAGGCCGCGCTATATACTCCGATCGACACCTCAACGCTGCTTAACAGCCAGTATCGGGAGTTGATTAACAACGGCGTTCGGCTGACAGGTCGGGTGGGATACACCGCCAACTACGCTGTTTTCGTTCACGATCCGAACGTGCCGCAAACCTTCCGCCGCGCAACCGCGCAGAAAGAGTTCCTCACTAAAGGCTTTGAAGACACCCGCAGCCAGATTGATGCCGTAATGCGCAAGGAGCTTTCAGTATGACGCCTGCCATGTATGAGCGTGTGCGTAACTACTTCGTTGATGCCGGGCTTACCACTGGCTTCATTGTTCAGTTGCTGGCATGGGACGACACAACGAAGTTAACCGACGCATTCATCGTGTTCCGGCCTAACGGCGGTACCGACATCCGAAATGACCTCGGATCTGATCACTACGTGCTAGTGGATGTCATTTCCGCCAAAGATAAGCGCCGCGCAGCCGCTGAGAAGGCTCAGGAAATCATCAATTATGTCGAACAGAACGACATTAACGACGAATGCCTTGGCCTTATTCAAAACCTCGGCAATATGCCTGCACCCATCCTGACCGAAGAGGGGCGCCTGGTCTTCAGACTCCAGTTCATGTGCGTTTACGGCGAATAACCCAATCACCAACCCATCAGGCTGCCATCAGGCGGCCTTTTTTATTTGAGAGGTACACATGCAAGGCTGTGCTAATGATTTTGGCAAGCTGATCGGGAAAGTAGCTGTGCTACGCATGGCCTTTGGCTGCCCCGACGCAGTGCCAGCGCTTTCCGAGTGGAAGCGTCTCGGCGCTATGACGACCAAGGGCATCGACTATTCGATGAACACAATCAACTCCGAGGCAGATGATGCTAAAGGGCTGGTGGAGAACCTGGTCAACAACATGGATCTGACGATCTCCGGCGAAGGTGAGTTTCGCAAGTCTGATAAAGATAACGAGATCGGCGCGTGGCGTCTGTCGAAGTACATCTTTGACGAAGTGCAGGCAGGCCGTCAGCCTAACCTGTGGGTGCGGTTCGACTTTGCTGGTGAGAACGCCGGTACTTATATCCAGGGCTACATGAACACCACTTCATGGTCTGGTGACTTCGGTACCAACGATATCTCCACTTTCTCCGGCGAGTGGAAGGTCTACGACGCCGACACTGTCGTGTTTGAAGTCGCTGATTCTATCGCGGCCACTGGCGTTGAAGTAACTCCTGCAACTGCTTCTCTGGTCGTTGGAGCAACCCAGCAACTCAGCGGCGCGGTTCAGCCAACAGATGCGACTAACAAAGCGATCACCTGGACCACTTCGGCACCTTCCATAGCCACTGTCAGTTCAACCGGCCTGGTGACAGCAGTAGCCGAGGGCACCGCGACTATTACGGCTACCACTGCTGACGGTGATTTCACCGACACCTGTGCTGTGACCGTGACTGCCGCACCGTAATCACTACAAAGGGCGGCTTGCTGCCCTTGATAATGGTTATGGAGAACGATATGACCCCTTTGAAAGAAATTGGCGAGTGCCTGATTGGTGATGGCGGCCGTGAATACTTCTTCCGACCATCGTTCCGCAATATGACGCGAATCGGCGAGCCTGAGCATATCGTCCGCACTTTCTATGCGCTGTTCAATGACGATGTGGCAAAGATGCTTGAAGCGGCCAGAGAAATTCACAGCGCCATACCGGAGCATCAGCGTAAATTTTACGCCTACTACTCCGGGGACATTTCCCTGCCTCGGTGGGCACTTGATGCAGCAGGCTCTGCCGCGTTTGTGCGTGAGGCGCTTCTCTCGGCCATTAATGTCATCCAATCCTGCTGTGACGAGGACGTTTCAGAGCTGACAGGCTGGCATGAGCCATCACGCACTGGACGGCGAACGTTTGTATGGCGCCGTGGCGCGCTGCCGCCGGAGAACCTTATTCTGATAGCTCAGTCACTCATTATGCACGGCGTTATCGGCAGGGCCAAGGTTCGTAAATTGCAGAAGCACGAAAGCAAGGAAACGACGCCGGAGTTTCACGCGACTGAATACATCATGGCGGCGAGAAACCATTTCGGGATCAGCAGGGAAGAGGCTGAAAACCTTACCATGACCGAATTCGCCATGATGCTTAACGCCAAATATCCTGACCAGAAAGGCTTCACCAGGGAAGAGTACGACGCGGTTATGGACGATGACGATCGCCGTTGGCAGGAAATGATTGAGCGCGAAAAATCAGCAAAGAAAGCGGCCTGAGTTAATAATGGATGTACCGTAATCGCCTGACCGGGCGTAATATGGCTCGACAATAAAACTCAGGGGATAAGAGTGAAAAAAATACTGTTGGCTTTGGTGATTCCACTGGTTCTGGCTGGCTGCAAGCCGGGCGAGGAAAAGGCAATTTCGCTGGCACAATCTGAAGTGTCCGCCAATCTGCTGGATCCTGGCAGCGCACAATTCCGTAACGTGAAAGTCGTGAAGATGACAAATGCCGATGACGGTCGTGTTAATGCTGTTGTTTGCGGGGAAATTAACGGAAAGAACGGTTTCGGTGCCTATGCAGGGTTTCATCCATTCTTCGTTGAGCTGAAAATGAAATCGAAGGGGATGTTCTCAAAAGGCGTCGACTACACCCTTGGTGATCACTTCCTCAGTTCGAAAGATACGCCTCCACCACCGGCCTACATAGAACGATGCCAATAAACGATACGAATAACTAACCCACCACTCGGTGGGTTTTTTTATGCCCGGAGAAAACTGATGTCTGAGAAAGCAGGCGAGATTTATTACGACATCGAGGCCAATGTATCTGGCTTGCTCAAGGCGCAGGGAAAGGCCAATAAGTCGCTCGACTCCATCGGCAACTCGGCGACCAATGCAGCCAAAAAGATGGATGAGTTGCAGACTAATATCAACCGCGTCGCCGGGGCAATTGCCGCCTCACTCGTTGTTGACTGGGGTAAGGCTTTTCTCGTAGCTGCTGACAACATGAGCCAGCTCAACGCGCGTATAGAGAGGCTCACTGGCAGCGCAGCGACAGCCTCGCAAACTATGCAGAATCTGATGCGCATCAGTTCGGCAACGGGTGGTTCGCTACAGGATACAGCAAAGCTGTGGGAGACTCTCAGCACGGCGTTGCGCGATACCGGTGCGACGAACGGCCAGGTCATCCAGCTCACCGAAACACTTCAGAAAATAGGTCGCATTGGCGGATCCTCATCAGAGGAAATGGCGAATGCGCTGCGCCAGTTCGGTCAGTCAATTTCATCCGGCACTGTCCGGGCCGAGGAGTTCAACTCCATCCTTGAGCAAATGCCGGAACTGGCGCGCCAGATTGCCGCCGGGATGGGCGTAAGCATTGGAGAACTTCGCCAGCTGATGCTGGACGGGAAGTTGACGGCAGAAGATGCTCTTAACGCCATTCAGAAGCAAACCGGCTCAGTCAATGCAGAGTTCGAGAAACTCCCGCGCACGCTTTCACAGGCTAATACCGCGCTGACAAACTCATTCCTGTCGATGATTGACTCTGTTAACCAGGCGACAGGCGCAAGCACAGGACTGGTTGCGGTTATCGACTCAATGACAGCTGCGCTCGACAGGCTGGTGGGCAAAGCAATCTCAGCGGATGCTCAGATTTCAGATCTGAACAGCACAGCGGAAATGTTCACGCGCCGGGCCCGGACCTGGTCATGGCTTGGGCTTGATGGCTGGGAGGCGCAAAACAAAGCGCTGGCCGGGCTGAGTAATAAAGCCGCCATGCTGATTGGCGACCTGGCCGCTGTGTCCAAAGCATCACAGACCGCGGCTAACACAAAGCCGATCGAGATTAAAACTACCGCCTCAGCTACAGGCAGCAAAGCGAAAGGCGGAAAGTCTGCGGCACAGAAAGAAGCTGAGCAATACGCCAAAGCTCAAGAAACTGTTAATCAAAAGCTGGATGAACTGAGGCAGAAGGCCGAGCTGTCAGCTGGCAGTGTCGGTGAACTGTCGAGAGCGCAGGCCGTACTTAATGCGCAACAGTCTCTCGGTAACACAGCCACGCAGGAACAACTTCTGCTGGCCGGTCAACTGGCAGGAAAAGCCTGGGACAATGCCAACGCATTGCGTGAGCAGGCCAAGGCTGAACGGGAGCGCACAGACGCGTCCAATAAGTTCAGCGCAATCCAGGGTAAAACCAGCAAAACCGCAGGTCTGGATAGCCAGTATCAGAAAGACATTGCTGACATCCAGCTTTACGCCCAGCTTTACCCGCAAAAAATCGGAGAGGCCGAAGCCGCGCGTGCGGCTATTGAGCAGCAGTATCGTGATCAGCGTAACGCTGCAATGTGGGAAGAATGGGCGCAACAGAACGCGGCCACTCAGGCAGCGGCGGCGGCTTTCGACTCTCTTGGTTCGGTGGCCAGCAATGCGCTGACTGGCATTGTCACCGGAAGTATGTCGGCCAGCGATGCTATGCGCAGTATCGGCATGACCGTGCTGAACAGCGTTGTTAACTCGTTCGTTCAGATGGGCATTGAGTGGGTTAAGTCGGCCATTATGGGCCAGACGGCCACTACCGCGGCGGTTGCAGCATCCACCACCGCACAGGTGGCAGGCATCGCAACCACGACAGCGACTTCGACGGCTGCGGCTGCGGCTACTACGGCGGCATGGACTCCGGCGGCCATCATGTCCTCCGTGGCTTCATTTGGCGGTGCAGTGGCTATTGGTCTTGGTGCGATGGCTGGCATCCTGGCACTGTCAGGAAAACGTAAAAACGGCGGGCCTGTCTCGGCTGGTGGGATGTATCAGGTCGGCGAAGGCGGCATGCCGGAGATCTACCAGGCCAGTACCGGCAAGCAGTACATGATACCGGGCGACAATGGCAGGGTGATCAGCAACAAGGAGATGACTGCTGGCGGCGGAGGGGTAGTTATCAACATCCAGAACTACACGTCATCGTCCGTTGATGCACAGGCTGGCACTGATGCAAATGGTGGGCTTACCGTTGATGTCATTGTTGCAGACCTGAACAACGGCGGGCCAATCAGCAGCGGTATAACCAGTAACTTCAATGTTAAACGCACGCCAAGGGGGCAGGGCTGATGCCAATTATCGACTATCCCGACTGGCTGCCGCTGGCGCAGAAGGCCAGCAAAAACATGACGCTCGATACCGGGTTCCAGGCCGATCAGCCAGCGGTCGGCCCGGCTATCTTCCAGAACCTTACCGACGACCTGAAAGTGACCTGGTCTCTGACGTGGATCTTTACCCTAGCTGAGGAGCGAGCTTTCCAGCAGTGGCTGCGCAGCCCAAACTATCTCAACCGGGGCCTGAACTGGTTCAGGATGAATATCAATCTGGGCGGCAGTGGTCTCCAGTTGCAGGAGCTTCACTTCACGCAGATGCCGGTGCAAACCAGTATCGACGGCGGGGTGGTAACCTGGACGGGAACCGTAATTGCTAACCATCTGTACAACGCCGACGATGAGTTCGACGACATCATTGTTGAACTGCCGCCGCCGTGGGATTCGTGGCTGGATATCGTTGTCACGGGTTATCCGGATGGTCGCGATCCGGAATCACTACCGAGGGTTCCGTAATGCCGAGCTTCAGGGAGTACAAGCAGCAACGCCCGACACGCGGACTGTACGACACAATCACGTTCTACCATCCATCATTTGGCTATGTCCGCCTGGTAGACAAGCAGTTTTTCCCGAAGACGCTCGGCGGCCAGACGTTCACGCCAGCGCGTTTTGAAATCGAAGAAAGCCAGCAGAGTGGCACGCCGGTGATCGACGCGACGGTAAAGTTAGGGCGGCTTTCGTCGGACATCAAAGCGCTGATGAAGGAGTGGAAGGGGGCGGCCAGGCTGACAGCTATCACGGCCACCCGGCAGATCTTCGACAGCGGAGACGTGTCTGTGCCGATTAAATCGTGGCAGCTTTACGTCAAGACGGTGGACATCGACGCAGACTCCGCCTCGGTCACTCTGTCTGTCACCAACCCGCTAAACAACAACATCGGAAGGCTCTATGACCCAACGGAATACACTGGCCTTCAGTACCTCTGATTTTATCAGCAGGATGATCGGCGTGCCGTGGGCTAACCGGGCCTGTTCGTTCGAAAAGGTGGATTGCTGGGGGCTGGTGGTGCTGTATTACCGACATGTGCTCGACATTGAGCTGCACCAGACGCCGGGTTACGAAGCCGGGGAAGATTTCTTCACCTGCTATCAGGGAGACGTCGTTTTCTGGCGCAAGGTCGATAAACCGGTCGAGGGCGGGATATTCGTCGGGTACCGCGGCACGCAACCGGCACACGTTGGCCTGGTACTGAACCGGCAGGCGCTGCACTCGCGTGGAGAGAACGGAAGCGTGCGCATGGACTCGTTGCTGGTCATTCAGCGGGCATTCACCAAAGTGGAGTACTTTTCGTATGGCGCTGGTTGAGATATCGAATTTTCCAGGAACGCCTAAGCTGCGTTGTAGGGTGCCAAACGGCACCCTTTTTTATGACTGGCTGGCGGCCAATGACGCTACCTTTCACCGCGATCTGCTGATCGTCCGCAACGGCGTAAAGCTGGGTGACGATGACGAGCTGGCGTTTGAGCTGAGCGAGCTGGACCACATCCAGATATTCGACCAGCCAAAGGGCATTGTCGACGACATCCTGAGCCCGATCTTTAAAGTGGTGGGCCAGGTATTTTCGTTCCTGGCGCCGAAGCCAGCTATAGCGAACAACGGCGGTAATACCGTCGACTCGCCCAACAATAGCCTGACCGGTCAGACAAATACCGCTCGCGTTTACAAGGCCAAGCCGGATATCTATGGCCAGATTCGTTCGTTCCCGGATCTGATTCAGGAGTCGGTATTCGAATATGTACACCAGACTTCCACAGACGGCGGCCTGAAGTACGTCACTGAATGGATGTGTATTGGGATCGGCAAATACGATTACGAGTCTGTGCGCTACTCAGAATCGAGCCTGGGCTCTCTGGCTGGTGCCGAATTCCAGTTCTTCAAGCCAGGAGAAGTTATCCCGCAGATCGTCGAGGGATACGGGTTCGATGACGTTGACGGCCAGGAGGTTCCCGGGCAGAACGAAGCCAGCGACTTTCCGATCGAAACAGCAACGGCAAACACGGTGGTCAGCGGAACGTATTCCGGCGGCCAGATAGCGATGAAAATCGTGAAACAAGCCGAGTTCGACTATTTCATGGGTCTGGTTCTGCCGCACGCGGTTACCTTCACCATCAACGTGACGTACAGCACCGCCTCCGGCAACGTAACTACCGATGCGACATTCTCCGGTACTCTGATCTCCGCCGTTGAAACAAACGATGGCGCGGTGGTGAATCCGGTGCGCTGGTACACGTTCACGATGAACCAGTTGGAGGGGCCGCAGGACATTCCGGCTAACGCCACGATCAACACTACGAAGTTCATCCTGAACGATAACGAGGCGCTGGTGGTTGGGCCGTTCTTTTCCCCGGTCGAGTCAACGCAGCTGTGGCTGCATACTCAGTCCAGCCTCGGCGGGAAGAAAGAGACCAACTGGAAGGTGGTTATCTGGAAGATCGACGACGAGTACAACCAAGTCCCTGGTACGCAGCAGACGTTTACGTACCGGCAGACGACGCCGCATCAGTCGACGAGTGAGGTGTTTTATCGCACTGACAAGATCACTCCGGCCGGCGGCTTCGGGAAATACGCGGTCAGCTTCCAGCGCACGGATAACTCCGGCGACGCCTCATTGCTGAAGGTCGAAGAGATCCACAGCATCAACATCAGGACGAATGTCGTTCACCCGACCGACACACTGGTGCGCGTAAAAGTCCGGGCGACTGAGAACGCTCTTGGCAGCCGTGAGCGCAAATACAACGCGCTGGTGACGCGACACACCATCACATACGACCTCGACACGCAGACGGTGGATTACACGCTGAGACCGTCGCGCTCGTTCGCTGATGCGGTGGCGCATACCTGGCTGATTATGGGCGAGCAGCCGGTAAGCAGCATCGACCTGTACGGGTTGTACTCAATCGCCGAAAGCCTGCCTGATGAACGGCTGGGTTACTTCGACTATACGTTTGACGACGAGAACGACTCACTGGGCGACCGCGTGCAGGCGATCTGCAATGCGGCGTCGGTTGTGGCGTACTGGGATGACGGAGTACTGACGTTTACCCGCGATCAGAAGGTTGACTACCCGGCGGCCGTATTCAACCGGGCCAACATGAAGACGGACGAGTACAAAATGACGTACGAGGCCACGCTTCCTGGCGGCTACGACGGCGTGCAGGTGTCCTACGTTCACCCGACCACGAACAATAAGACGTACATCAACTACCGCGTGCTGAACGGCGCCATCGTCGAGCAGGAAGCGGAGAACCCGAACAAGCTGGAGATCGTCGGCTTCCGTAATGAGTATCAGGCCCGGGAGCGAGCTCTGCGCGAAACCAAGCGCCTGATCTACTCGCGCGTGAAGATGAACGCCAAGGTGTTTGAGGACGGCATTATCCAGGTCGGTAGCGTCATTCAGATGCCAGACATCTACGACAGCAACCAGCAACAGGGTTACATCACCGGGCGTGCCGGTAATAACTTTGATACCAGTGAGCCGATCACGTTTACCGGTTCGATGTATGTGCTGGTGACAGACAGCCTGGGTAACCCGACGCTGCGCTATCCGGCGACAGCACGCAGCGATACGAAGTATGGATTCACCGCGGCTATCCCTAACATTCAGCTCAATATCTGGAACGGAGACACTGTGCAGCTTCCGTCGCGCTACCTCATTGCGACCGTGGAGGAACTGGACAGCCAGCTATGGACAGTCAACAGCATCAAACCGAACACAGATAACACTGTTTCACTCACAGTCGCAGAATACAGCGACGCCATCTACGAATAAGCCCCATCCCAACAAACAACACCCGGCCTCGCGCCGGGTTTTTTATGGAATTAATATGGCGACGACACCAACAAACCTTCCTGTTCCAAGCGAATCACCACGTGACCTGAAGTTTAATGCGGGGAAAATTGATGAGTTTGTGACTTCAAAAAATCATGCTTATGTTGACAGATTTGGTGACCGGCATCGTACAATCACTGGAATAAATTACGATGCAAATCAGGCAATTCTTGGTTATGGCTACATCACGAAGAAGTCTTTTGAAATTGGTGCTACCGTCGACAATATTAACACTGCTCTCCAGTGGGAAAGTAATGGGGAGTTCTACAGATGGGACGGCGCACTCCCCAAAGTAGTTCCCGCTGATTCTACACCAAATAGCACTGGCGGGATAGGTGAAGGGAAGTGGGTAAGTGTAGGGGATGCTTCACTTCGCACGGAGCTGAGCAGAGGGCAGTACAGGGAAGATGCAACATCTTGCTTCTATGTGCCGGGTTTTGTCGTTGATCAAGCCACGGATAACAGAAATGCAGCTTATGCCTTCCAAGGAGTAATTTATATCCCTGAAGATGTAACTGTACGCTGTAACTTTCTTCCAGAAGATGATGTTCGTAAATTCATCGGTGAAGGTAAGATTTTAACGAGAGATCCTTGGGGATTTGATCATGAATTCGATGTTTCAAAATCCTGCAAAGGCAGCTTGTTTACAGTGCGCGGCGTAATTCATCAAGGCATGGAGAAAAAGGGTGCGCAGCAAGTAAGCATTGGGGTTATTGGTGATTCTATTACTGACGGTGCATGGGGCAAGCAGACATGGACAATCAACCCAAATTCTGGCGGAACAGAAAGAAACCTCAGCTCAACTAATTATAATCATTCTGATAATGGAGGAAGTCATTCCTGGTTTGCTCACTTTGTTTACACGTTAAACATGACAATCAGCCGATGGACTTCAAACCCTGCATTTAAAGGTTACAACTGCGCAAAGTCTGGTGCTAAATTAATTGATGGCTGGGGCTATCGTAATTTCGATTACGGATTCTTCCAGAATGCGGCATATGGCAATACAGCACCTGATACACTGCTTATTTCTATGGGATGGAATGACGTCGATGGGGTTAATTTTGAAAGTTATCTAGATAATTTTGATGCCTTAATCAGAAAAGCGTGGGGCTATGGTTGTTCCGTGGGATTGGTTACTTGCAATATGAATGATAGTAGCCGCTCTGGGCTTGAGGGAGCAATTAAGCGCACACTGGCATCGAAGTACCCTGGAGTTGAATATTTTGACCTTGGAACGTATTTACGTAAACGAGGCAGCTCAGATCTTCGAAACCTCAAGAACTATTACGTTAAGTCAGACGGTACATTTGACTACACACATCCGCAGCCACTCGGTCAGGCAGATATGGGTAACGCAATGCTTTGGGAGGTATGTAAAGACACGTTTATACCTTCTGTAAAACCGGGGGAAATGGTTTCATGGGCAAATGCTGACAAATTCTGGGATTGCGTAGGAGCTAGCTCAGGAACGCATTATCAATTCACATGGGAGAATGCGGCAGGTACTCCCGCGTTAAACAAGATGAGTAAAATTGCTCAAGCAACCGTTTCATCAGAGAACGTAACATTGTCTACTTTCATATTTTGTGAAGAAGATGATATGAGCCTGTTCCTTCTGGAGCCATATACTCGTGACAGTGATTTTACTGCGGCAGGAAGAAACCACATCATAAATGTCAGATCACCAGCTGGCAAAGATATGGCTGAGGCAGGGCCTGAAAACCTGCGTAGATTACATAACTCTCAGCGCCTTGCATCTGGTGTATTGGGCGAAAAGAAAACATTGACCACTTATATTGGAAGGCTACGTTATGGGATCAATTACATCAGTGTACGTTACGACGGCAGTCCAAATCTGGTGTATGTTCCAGCATTGATCACTGGAAAAATGAACCAGACAAAGGTATCGATAAATAATCTCAGGCTTGCAAAGCAAGCCGGCTTTAGTGGAACATTAATAGAGCATGTAAACGCACTGGATGGGATAACATCGAATCTCTTCGATGGATCACAATATGCTTCATTACCAAACTGGTTTAGTGCTGGGCAGAATCTGGCTGGAAGTCTTCTGATAAATGAGCCCTTATCAGATCAAACTGGAATGATACTATTTTACGATCCTGATGAAAAAAATGGGTATGCCATTCAACGTAACGGTGCAGTGCTTAGGGTTGGTGAAATGGTTTCTGGTGTAGTGTCTACTTGGACAAATACCACTGTAGATGCCACTAAAGTCTTTCAGGTGTACTTCTACCAGACAGTAAGTCCTATCAACGGTGCTTCTATGAACATTGTTGGTACAAATACATATTCAGCATTCTATAAAAAGCCAGGCGGGGTGTTAGGGGTTATGAATGCCTCATCATCTAGCGCGACTTTCAACGTAACTTACAACGCCTACGATATGGGCTCATAAAGGATTTCATGACATGGATGTCAACTGTTATCATAGAGAAAATTTTAGATGTGACTGGGGCAAATATGAACAGATGGGTCATCAGAGCGTGCGCATTGATTTCGGTGCTTTCTTTGCTAAGTGGTCAGAGTGAGTATCCAGGATACATGTTCTGGTTAAGTTCGGCCATGATACTGGTGTGGATCCAAACGGAATGGAGTGACTATAAAAAAAATCATCGTTCATGATGTGCCGGATAGCTATTGGAGGGCTCACCCTGCCTACAAAGCTACGACCAAATAATACAACTCATGTTACTTGATGGTTATCCAGTGATCAGCAATGAGAATATTGCATATTTCATTAATCCTATTTATAGATAGACTCAGAATTTAAATCTGCATTAGCAACTCTTATTTCAGATATTGCAAGTAATAACTCGATAACAAGATAAAGTTTGGGGGAGTTAGACTCCCCCGCTTCACCTATTCACATATTTTCTTCGCGCCATTTATCCAAGCAATGTTTTTCCCTGAATGATGGTATATTGAATATTTCTCATTAAAAACAACTGGAGGTATGTTATTTGAGCAAACAGCATTGATGATTTTCTTTTGTTCAGCTCTGTTAAACTGGAATCTGTAGTTAATACCATACTGACCCATCATGTATGATAACACCCAATCGGAAGATGGATTATAAATCATATCCACAATCGGGAATGCCCTTACAGGACGCTTAGCGTTTAACGCCAGAACCTTGTTTCCACCCAAGTATGTAATAGAATTGTTTAATTCATTAATCTTCGTTACGTCGCTTGCGATCATTGAAGTTATGAATTTTTCATATTCAATCTGAGACTTAATGGCATTCATCGTTACGCTAATACTGATAAACGAAAGTATCGCAAACGCTGTAGAAATGGCAACGGGAATTGCAATTCCTGCCCGCCCTTTAAATGTAATTGTAGGGTAGATTAGAAGAGAAACAAAAAGACCGAAACAAACCAATGTCCTTGGGAAGAATATTGATTCATTGATAATGATTATTACTCCGCCGATTAGTAGATAAGCCACAGGCAATGAAATTAAAGTAATAATAAATGTTGTCAAACGTCGGTTAGACTTTATCGTCACATTAGCCATGAGCAAGCCATAAACAACGACCATTGCCAAAATTGAAGATAGTCCTTCCCATGGTGAAAATGAAGCGACCTTTTTGGTTAGCACTTCTACATTATGAACAATTCTGGGGAAGAAATTGCTATCGAATGGGATCAGTGATGACCTGGTCGGGTCGCTGGAGTAGGCAGGTACAATTATTGCCATATAGAGGATGTATGATAAGACAAAAATTGCTCCATAAATGAGTATCTCCTTAACAGGATTCTCAATGTTTCCGCCAATTAATCTCTTCACTAGCAATATAACAACCGCTGATGCAAAAATACCCCCGCAAGGTTGATACAGGGATAGCGAACACATAATGAGAAGGATGGATATAATTGCGTATGGTATAGTTTTCTTTGATGCAGTGTAAACAGCTAAAGCCGCGCAGAGAACACCAATTGACATTGTGATTGAGTCAAATCTGTATAGCAGGTTTTGAATGTAGAACGGATTGAATATCAGAGCCGAAAGAACAAAGTAATCTACTTTGCTAGGCGTTGTGCTTACTGACTTGGCTAAGTAAACTACTGAAAGTGATAGGGCTGCAACACTTATGATCTGCGTGAATGGCGCAGTGTCTATGCTCTGATGTGAGTTGAAAGATAAAATCTTGAAAAAATAATCTGCCAGCGGCCTCCCCAATCCACTTAGCCCAAAAACTCCATCAGCTGCCCTCATATAGTCATCTGAGTAATATGAGTTTACGGTGATTATAGGCAGTACATAAATGAATGAAACTGCCAATAACACATAAAAAGCAATTCTCTCATTTTTATTAAGCATTTTTATTACTCTTTTTAAGAATGTACTTTGGACGTTTTTTAACTTCTACATATATCCTGCCGATATACTCTCCAAGAACCCCAATCCCAATAAGCTGTATGCCGCCGAGGAAAAGGATAGACACAAGCAATGATGGATATCCGCGTACGGCATTACCGAATGCAAGTGTGTCAATAATCATCCACGCTCCGTAGAGAAAAGCCGCACCAGCCACGAATAAACCGATGTAAGTCCACATACGCAACGGGAATGTAGAGAAGCTTGTAATGCCCTCAAGTGCGAGGTTCCAAAGTTTCCAGCCGTTGAATTTCGTGCTGCCAGCAACGCGCTCGGCTCGGGCATACTCGACTACATCAGTGCGCCCACCAACCCATGACAAGACACCTTTCATGAAAAGGTTACGCTCAGGTAAAAGCTTAATATTTTCTACAACCTCACGAGACATGAGACGGAAGTCACCAACGTTTTCTTCAATCTTCGGGTTGCTGATTTTATTGTGAAGCTTATAGAACCACTCGGCAGATTTACGCTTTAACCTGCTGTCGGTAGATCGGTCAGAGCGTTTAGCAAGAACCATATCAGCCCCGGCCTGCCATTTCTCAATCAAATGAGGAATGACTTCGATAGGGTCCTGCAAGTCTACGTCAATCGGGATAATCGCTTCACCGGTCGCATGGTCAAGCCCGGCGAACAGAGCGGGCTCTTTACCGAAGTTTCTTGTGAATGACAGCGGAACCACAAGTGGGTCTGCAACAGCAATCGCATTAATTATCGACTCTGTAGCATCTTTGCTGCCGTCATTGATGAAGACCATCTCTACTTCATGCTGCTGAAGCCCTTCAAATTCCCGAACCGTTTTATAAAAAATAGGTATCGCGTCTTCTTCGTTGAAGACGGGAACGACCAGAGAAATTTTCATTTCGCATCCCTAAAGACAATGAACTTTGAATAAATAAAACCGCACACCAGACTGATTGCGGAGAAGAGAATGAGAGTCACAATTGGAGCCATGCCTGACTTATCGGCAGCCCAACCAACAGCTGCGCTCAAGGATCCCATAAACCCTACATACAGCATGTAGCGCATCGTGGTTATCGAAGACTTAAACGTGAACCTGGCGTTTGCAAAGAAGCTGAATGACACTGCCACGACGAACCCGGCGAAGTTACCAAGCGCCTGACCTGTATGGAATGCATATATGCAAATAGCGAACACAACCCAGTGAATGAGCGTGTTTATGACACCGATTGAAGTGTACTTAGCAAAGAGCTTTAACATTATATAAATCAGTCAATTCGGAAAGGTCTGAAGTTTAGCACCACTATGAAACTTGATCGACCCTCAAATTTGACGATACTGTATTTATATACAGTTGTTTTGGAGGGGCCATGGAGGCAAACGCTCAGCGATACAGGCTTGAAAAATTATGTGGTGTTAACCGCTACTCATGCCTGGTTGAAACGTCAGGTGGATATGCGCTTTTTCAGCCTGATCTTCCGCCCGCCAACGGAACGCGCGTGCTGGTGCATGCGTTCGGCCAGCTACAGTTCGCGGTCGTTATGGGCGGTGCGCTCATCACCGAAGACGGTGAAAGCATAGAGGGAGATGCTTTAGATGAAGTCGATGTCATGGGAGTTGTGACCTTTTTTATCAATGGCGCTGCGGCGTTCTCAGACGACAACCCGGTGATGTGATGTTTGCCCTGGTCGATGTGAACTCATTTTATGCCAGCTGTGAAACAGTATTCAGACCCGATTTGCGCGGGAGGCCGGTGGTTGTTCTGTCGAATAATGACGGCTGCGTAATAGCGCGTAGCGCAGAAGCAAAGGCAGCCGGGATAGCGATGGGTGAGCCGTTCTTCAAGCAGAAGGAGTTGTTCCGGCGAGCTGGGGTTGTTTGCTTCAGCAGCAACTACGAGCTGTACGCAGACATGTCCAGCCGGGTAATGACTACGCTGGAAGAAATGAGCCCACGCGTGGAAATTTACAGCATAGACGAAGCCTTTTGCGACCTGACCGGCGTAAGAAACTGCCGGGACCTTACTGAATTTGGGAAAGAGATCCGCGCGACGATATTACAGCGGACGCATCTTACAGTCGGCGTCGGCATAGCCCAGACCAAGACGCTGGCGAAGTTGGCTAACCATGCTGCGAAAAAATGGCAACGGCAGACGGGCGGGGTGGTTGACCTCTCAAACGTCGACCGGCAGCGAAGGCTACTGGCGCTTGTTCCTGTGGAGGATGTCTGGGGCGTTGGCCGGCGCATCAGCAAGAAGCTGAACGCCATGGGCATCAAAACCGCACTGGACCTTTCAGAGCAGAGTACGTGGATTATCCGAAAACACTTTAATGTGGTGCTGGAGCGAACCGTCCGTGAGCTGCGCGGCGAGCCATGCCTGGATCTGGAAGAGTTCGCGCCGGTGAAGCAGGAAATTGTATGCAGCCGATCTTTTGGCGAACGCATTACTGACTATGAGCAAATGCGGCAGGCTATTTGCAGCTACGCGGCCCGTGGTGCTGAAAAGCTTCGCGGCGAGCACCAGTATTGCCGTTTTATATCCGCTTTCGTCAAGACCTCTCCATTTGCCCTTAATGAGCCGTATTACGGAAACAGCGCATCGGTAAGGCTGCTCACGCCAACTCAGGACAGCAGAGACATCATCAACGCCGCGGTAAAGTGTCTGGATAAAATATGGAAGGACGGTCACCGGTACCAGAAAGCGGGCGTCATGCTGGGTGACTTCTTCAGCCAGGGCGTGGCCCAACTCAACCTGTTCGACGACAGCGCTCCGCGTGCCGGAAGTGAAAAGTTGATGGAAGTGCTGGATCACCTGAATGCGAAGGACGGAAAGGGCACGCTCTATTTTGCCGGGCAGGGTATACAGCAGCAATGGCAGATGAAGCGTGAAATGCTGTCGCCTCGATACACTACGAGATTTTCAGATTTGCTTGTTGTCCGATAA